CTTTCGGAGTATCCCAACTCAACCCAGTTTGTCGTATCGTCCACTGGCGGGTAGTTTCCTGATTGACTGGTCTGAGACTCCCATCGTTTTTTCGGGGCGGTTGTTCCAATCTGTTTCACAGACAGCCGCCGGATTGACCCGTTAAAAGAAGCATCTACTTGAACGCCAATTTTCTGATCTGTCGCCCCGGCTGTCACAATCTGTTCATAAAACCCATCTGCGGATACGTTTGTGCCTGTTGCGCCGCCGACATAAGCCTGAGCATTCCCGGCCACATAATCAGCAATTTCAAACACCACCAAATATTTTTTGGCACTGGGGATGTCGGATGTCTGGTACAGAATATCAGCGGCAACCTGTGACCCATCCCAGGTGTATTTGGCGTTGGTCGCATCCCAGGTTCCATCCGAAGTTGTCAGCAGATTAAATGTCATAGACGGAATAACACCATCAATTGAGGGAATGGTAATCAATTCCGGGCGGTCCGAATAGTATGTCGTGGTCTTTTCCCCAGCATTGTATGTCGTTCCCAAGACCCATTGAGACAGCTCATCCGTGACGTTGGTTGAAATCAGATCAATATATTTTGGTATGATGATAGATGCCATTATGCGGTCCTCGTCTGTACGCTGTTTTCGCCTTCAGTCACAAGATCCCAATAATCAACGCTTTCTTTTGTGTTTTTAGCAATTTGGAAGATACCGGCTTTCAAATTCTTGACCTCTGTTTTCAGGCTCTTGACTTCTTCTATCAAAGCGTCGTTATTCATCTGTACCGGGATGTATCCGTTGTTGAGCGGGATAATGGCCTCAGTACCGTGCAGTGTGACAGGATAACCAGACATCGGACCTGAGGCGATGCCGCCGTCTGCAAAACCCAATTTGTCGGAATATCTGTCAAGGTTTGCCTCAACTGTGGCTGTTAAACCAGACATGGTATATTCATATAAACCAAGATCCGGAATACTATAGAGACCATTCATTTCAACAGCCATATCAAGTATTTTTGATAATGTGTCATCGGGCGTTGGGTCGGGCGTTGGGTCAGGCGTTGGGTCAGGCGTTGGGTATGGCTCGAAGTCTCGAATACCATCATTCAGTTTTCTGAGCAGTTCTGCTAATGTTGAGTTTCCTCCCATATAATCATCAAATAACGTCCCAACTAAATCCAATTGACCGTTAAGAAGTGTTTCCATAAAAGCGCCATGACTCTCGAATAATCCCCCCATCCCATCATGTGTCAACGAATATTCTTCCATCCATTCGTTGAGATCAATGATTGTGTCATCTATTGAATACAGAGCTGCCAATTCATCATTTGTCAGGTCCGCGATTTCGCTGATATCAATAATTTGTTCTTTCGCAACTTCCAACAGTTCATCTATGACGTCCACCTGCTCGCTGATACCGCCCTTAGATGCCTGTAATGCTCTGAGTATATGCCCTTGTTGTCTATCATAATCGACTTGGGATGTAGTGGTTTTAGAGAAAGCATCAAGATATGAAGTTGCAAAAGAGTTCATGTCCGCCACAGCATCAGTATCACCACCCATTACTTTTGCATGAGCCTCCTGAAATTGAGCAAACAATACATCTGCATTGTCTGTCAAAGATTCAGTGCCAGATAAGATGGACTCAATGGTTGATTCGATAGAATCAATCAACCCTTCATAAGCGTCTTTTGCTGATTCGATTTGTTCAATTGACTCTGAATATCTGTCTGTCAACTCCCCTAATAATTCACTGTATTGTTCATTAGTAATTGAACCCTGAATCAAGTATTGATTAAGAAGTTCAAACCCAGCCCCAAAATTCACCAGCGCTTGCGTGAAGTCTAAAAACCCATCCTCTGTGCTGTCGATAGATGCGTTTAATCCATCAATTACTGTCACGAGGCTTTCGAAATCTGATTCTATTAAATCATTACTAATTCCAGCTAATGTCAGAACAGCCTGCCCTGTCACTTTATATGTATCATCCAGTGCTTGATTAAATGCGATTATGCCAGAAACAAGTGTTTCCCTTTCAAGCTCCTGAAAAGCTTTCAATGCTTCATATATCTGCCGCGCAGACCACTCCCGTATTAAATCAAGGTCTTCTTCTGCCGCTCCAAGCTCTTCGAGACTTTTGATCCATTCATCTGTTTGTCCGACAATATCATATATTGATTGCTCCAAGTCTGTCATATCAATAGTATCAAGGTATTCTTGAGCCTGATCAACAATAGATGCAATGGCATCTTCATCGTCATACACATCTGATCCGCCACCACCTCCACCACCCCCATCACCATTATCAATGGAATCAATGTAATCATCATATGCGTCAGCCAACTGATCGATGATTGCGCTGGCATCCATACCATAAATATCGACCAAGACTTGACTGCCCAAATCATCGGAAATGGAACGAAGTTCATCAAAGAAATCCATATAATCAGTGAAAATATCAAATTCCGGATCTTTAAATTGAGATAATCTTTCCAAAGCCTCTTTTAAATCATCTTCAGACGATTCTGGCGGGGTCCCACCAGTTCCTGGAACCTCCTCTCTAACAATAGTAAAAAAATCATCAACATTGACACTATTCAAAAAATCTTCTAAAGAGCTACCGATGTTTTCCCAGTGCTCAGTCGGGTCTTCAAATTCGTAAGGATCTACCCCCCATGCTCCCCCGATGTACATATAATGTGTGCGATAAGATAATCCCTCTTCATCTAAATATTTTTCAAAATCTGGTAAATTCCATGCTTCCCCAGATTCTTGGGTCAGGCCCTCTTCATTTGCAACATCAACCGCTCGTTGCCCGTATCCCTCATCAACATACCGAGTTTCGTCGGCCCAGCTTCTAAATATGGATTCGTATGCCTCAGGATCAAATACCTCTGTTTCAATGTAGTCAGGCTCTCCTTTTGCCATAATTTCTGCTAATGTCGGATAATTAAGAAACCTTTCAAAGGCTTCCTCAAAATCTGCTGCCGCATTTCCACCAGAACCCCCATCATCATCATTGCCACCAGGTAAATTATTAATCGCATCATTAACGTCATTTACGGCTGATGCCATTTCTCTGGCTGCGTCCGAGAAGGCATCGGCAAGGTATCCGATAATAGATGTCAAATCTTGGCCCTCAATCCCCAAATCCCTGAAAGCATCTACTGCGCCCTCAAGCTCATCACTGGTCACGGTATCCGATATCATATCGGAAAAAAGTTCTTGTGCCGCCTGGTTTTCAATGCCCCACTGGAGAAAAAGTTGGGAAGCGGTCAAGGTTCCTTGCAGTGCTTCTGCAACGATCAATTCAGCTTCTTGAACAAAAGCGTCCATGCTGGCGGAAAGTTCATCGAAATAATACCCGGCCTCTTTCAAGTATTCTGATACTTGGTCAATATCCCCACCCGTATCTGCCCAAATTCGCCCAGCTTCTTCAACAACTGGCGACATTTCATCGAACATTTCAGAAGCAATCTGCTCGTTGACAAGCTGATTGATTGCTTGCCCGACGATTTCTGAAATGTCCTGTCCCTGCCCTAATGCACTGGCGATGCTGTTGACATTCAGGCCGGTGATCTGCGACCCGACCACCAGATTTCTATTTGCTTCTGCTTCGGTAAGTTGTTCAGCCGTTGCCTGTGCCTGCCGCATTACATCAATGTAGGCGTTCCAGGTGTCAACCATTGAATCGAGTTGTGCCGTTGCCGTGCCGCTGGTTAATGTAGATACAGCAGCGTCCATTTCTGACATGACCGCATTTATGGTTTCGATTTGCTGGTAGGCTTCTTCGGCTGACAGGCCCAGGTCATCTATTCGGCGGCTGAACTCACCTACAAAATCATCCGTGCTTTCAATGACTCCCCGGAACCGGGAATAAGTGTCAAGCAGGGTTTCCCCTTCGACTTTGATGCCCTCAAAGAAAGATTCATCAAAAATGCCGGTATCCATGTTCATGCCGATGTCTGACACCAGCCCTTCCCGCAGCGCCCCAAACAAGTCTTCCATCATTTTATCAATGACCTGCTGCGTGTCCATGCCAGAGGGATCAAACCAGGAGATCCGGGCGTATTCGCCGTAATCGCTGGCATTTAGTAGATCATTTATAGATTGGTTTGTAATTTCATCTAAAGCGGCAAACACGGAGTCATAATATTGAATTATTGGGTCACTGGCAGATGCAGAAATATCCTGTACGTTTGCACTATAAAAATATCCCGCTTGAGATAGCCGTAAATTTGGATCTCCTGCTGTTCCTGTCCCGGCAAACAGACCGATCATGGGGTCTGGCTCATCTTCTAAAAGATCCATTACGATGGGGATTGCTACAGCGGCCATTGCTGCCCAAGGCGCAGCGGCTGCGATGGTTCCGGCAAGCCCGCTCCCGCCTATTGATCCCCCGGCAACAGATGCTGCCTCTGCCATTGACCCACCCCCAGCAATAATAGCCGATTGAGCAGCAGTTCCACCAATAGCTCCCGGAACGCCCAAAGCCGTTAATCCGGTATATGCCAAATGAGATGTTGCGCCGGTATAGGCATTCCAGGCGGTGTTCCCAGCAGATAAAAGACTTGTCGGGCTTGATGTGCTCGGCAACCCCAAAAGCCCGCCCAACGTAGACCCGGCCATCTGGTTCATCAATGGCCCGAATATGTTCGTCATAGCAGCAGACGCGGCCATGTTCGCCCAAGACCGGATGAACATATCCTCCATCGTGTCCAGAAGGTTGCCCCAGAAGCCTTCGGTGTCGGAAAAAAGGTCATAAAAGGTATCGGCGGCGAACTTGTGCATGTCGTCGTAGACACGTTTCCATTCCTGTTCGTATTCTTCGCGGGCTTTTTCCTGCTTGCGGTTAAATTCGTCCGTTGCCTCGTTACGGTCTTTTTCGGCCTGGGTGAGCTGGTCCGTGATATCCAGCAATTCCATGTAATGCGCTATTTCTTCTGGATTCAATCCTTGGTTTTCAAGTCGAATCGCCAGTTTTTGACGTTCGATTTCAAGTGTGGCTTCCTGAGTGGTTAGGCCCGATTCAACCAGATCAATCCAGTCTTCCATGTAGCCGATTTCATCTTTCAGGTTCATCAGCTCTTTGTATTCGGCAAGCCAGTCTGAGGCATCTCCAAAGTCGGATTCGTACATGGTGTGGTTGAGATAAGAGAATTGGTCAGCAAGGTTTTTAACCCCATTGCCTGCGTTATTTGCGCCATTATTTACTTTTTCAAGCCCATCATCCCAACTTCCAAAATCAACATCATAGCCACTGGAAGATAGGGCATCCGTGGCTTTTTTTGCCTTTTCAAGCATCTCAACATATCCCTGCAACCGTTCTTCACGTTCGGATATTTGATTGAGTATTTTTTGACCGAAGGTCTCTTTATCTGCGCCTCGCAATGCCTCGTATTTTTTTCTAAGGGAATCAATCGCAACCTGTTCCCTTTCTATCAGGGCTTCAATCTTGCTTGATTGTGGTATGGCTTCAAACTGTGCATTTAGTTCTTTCAACTGCCCAACAACTGCTGATAAGGTGGCAATAACAACAGCGGCCTTTTTGCCGAAAAAGAACGCGCTTATGATACCAACAGATTGGACCCAAGTTGGCAAAGCGAGAAAACCATCAATTATTCTCCAGGTCGCCGTTGCTGTCCCTTCAACCAACGGTTGTAATTGTGCTAATTTTTCTGCTGTTTCCCCTACCAGTGCGGGGATACCTTGGCGAATAAACTCATCGTTTACCTCTACCCAATCACGGAAATCACCCACAACGTTAATTATAGTTGGAGCTAAACCAGCACCGATGCTTGATGCGATCTGGTCAACTGCGTTTTTAGCCATCCCCATCTGGGCAGCAAAACTCTTGGAGGCCATCATTGCCTCTTCATTCAAGGCGGTAGCATTTTCTATTTCTGCATTTGCAATCCTAAACGCATCTTCAAGGATACCTACATTCTTAATCAAGGGTGTGAGTCCTTTTACAGACTCTATTCCTGTTATCCCAAATTGATCGAGCAAGGTTATCGCACTTTCACCCTCCTCTACCATTCGATTCATTCCCTTGATCCAAGCATTGAAAACCTGTGAAGCGTCTTTTTCAAAGGTTTGTTTTATTTTGTCGCCGGTCATGCCAGTAATTCTTTGAAGATACTCAAAGGTTGGTCCTTGAGACAGAATTGCTTTTTCAATTTCAATCATTGCCCGACCTATGGCCGACCCCGAAATTTCTGCTCGCGCCCCCATTGATTTCAGGGCTGCGCCATAAGCCACCGACGCTTCAGAGGCTACATTATACGCGGCTACAGAACGACCTATCTCTCCGGCCATATGGACAATTTCACTTTCAGAAGCCGCCATATTGTTCCCGAGCGCCACAATGACAGATCCGAGCTTGGCTACTTTGTCCACCGCCTCTCCGGCTGTGTTCATAAGCCGAACAAGATCCTTTGCTGCTTCCTCCCCCACAATATCAGTGGTCATTTCCAGTTTTGCGACAGTCTCTGTAAAAAGAGTTATGTCTTTAACGCCCCGTACCCCCAACTGCCCAGCGGCTGACCCTATATCAAGTAGTGCCTTAGTAGATACGGGAACGGTCAGCGCAAGGTCTTGGATATTCGCCTTTAGAAGTTTCATTTCAGCGTTGGTCATATTGCTTGTCTTTTGAACAGCAATCAGCCCCTTGTCCATAGCTGAGTAGGCGGTTAAGCTACGAGAGATTACTTGGTGAGTTGCAAAAGCAGCGGCCAGGGCTGCCCCGAGTTTTGCTGCGGTTTTTGTCATGGACCCCATGCGGGTTTCCATGGTTTTCCCAGATCGGGTAAGCTGGTCCAGATCCGTCTTAGCCGCCTTGGCTTCCAGGCTATTAATTCTGATATTTAAAGACGCGATATCTGTCATCTGGACCCCTGCTTAGTTTGTTTCGTTTCTTTCTTATCCTTCTTGGCTTCCTGGTGCCCTTCCAAGAAAGCCCTGTCCATGTCGGTCAGTATTTGTATTTCCCAATCGTAGATTAAAGGCTTCCTCACCTCCAACCACGACTTGATTTCTTCGTAGGGGATGAGGGAGACACCAAACCCTTGAGGCCGTCTGCCAGACAGGTGCCAGAACCAATTCCAGATATGCTCTCCTTCCGGTGGAATATCGAAATCCGGTATCTGTTGTTTACCACTCTGCCGCTCAATGTTCTCAAGGTGTTCACGCTTGGTGCCTCCTCCTTCCATCGGTTGATTCAGATCCGCCGTAATTCGGACCGCCTCACAAAGCAGGTCGGTCAACTCTGCAAAAAATTGCTCCTGTCCTCCAGGAAGTCATTCGCCTGTTCTCTGATCCAGGAATATTCTTTGTAGAGATCAACAGCTACCGCGCCCGGTGTAATCTTGATTTCCTTTCCCTTCATAAATACCCGGCCATCGTAGGTCACTTCAGCTAGAGAAAGCATTGCTTCTTCCTCAAGCTGGGCAGCGGTCATCCGGGCTTGACGGAATTTCTGCTGCTGTTTGATTCTCCGATCAATCACCTTGCGCTGTGATTTCCGATAGGTTTCGGAATCGGAAGACCCGATGACCAGATACATGACTTTTTCATCGTTTTCTCCATAGGTCAAAACCTCTCCCGTTGCCGGGTGTCTCAGGTCTAATCTTTTGCCCTCATCCTGTACTTTCAGTTCGCTTAAATCCATTGCCCTCTTCTCCTCACGTTAAGATAAATATTATACTTCCAATTCTTGCCCTCTATTTTTAAATTCTCCCCGGGTTTGGCAGGGAGGGCATACCTGACTATACCTTTTCAGGTTCCCGGGGAGAAATCGGCGGTTTTGCTAATTCTACACCGGGTTAAACTTCCTGATCCTAAAAGACGAATCAATGGTGGTGTTCTTGAACGGCTTCACCGTCAAGTTATCCACCAACTCGCCGGACCCGCCGATGGGCCGCCCGAAATTGGTAATCTTGCAGGACGGGTATTCAAATTCGTAAAAGGACGTGTCTTCCAGGTCTTCATCTTCGTACTTGACCTGAATTTTCAGATCCAAGCTGGTTTCGTCCTTGTACTTAGATTTGATTGTCTCGTCCGTGTAGTAGGCCGTCAGGGACATATCCCCCATCATCTTGCCATGTGATACCGCAACGGGATACCTGGACCCGATGGCGAACAGCGGGGAAGACTGGTTGTTGATGGAAGGATTGAGGCCAGAAAAATAAATCCCGGCTTCGCCTTCCAAAGAGACCGTCCCGTTAAAACTGTCGAAAAACGGCTTGCTGGTTTCAGTATATGTTGCTCCGGCGACCGCATCTCCGATATTCGCCCCCAGATCCTGCTCCGTGCCCCCGGTGGCCTCAAGCTGGAAGGTCACGTCTCCGTTAGGAGCCAGGGAAATGCTAAAGCTGGCAATCTCGGTGTCGATGATTCTGATGTATTCATCAGTATCAGAGTGATAGACTTCCCAGGCTACAGCACGGCGGGTGGAGCCGACCTTGACGTAATCCTGGCCGGTTGTCAGGGTGACTTCGGTGTCATCCAGCACGGCTACACACCCCGTTGCGTTTGCAGCGGTCAAAACCGTGGCGTTCAGTGCGGTCACTTCAACTGCAATATTGTTTCCGGCAGCGGTGAAGCCTCCAAAGGTCACAATGTCACCCACCTCAACACCATCAGTAATCCATGACCCGGCAGACCGGGTAAAGGTAAACCCGCTTGCAGCCGCTGCCACAGTGACAGTCAGCCCGGTCAGTGAAAACTTAACGCCCCATGTGCCCTGCGCCGCCGCCTCGATGATATCATCCAGACATTCGGGCCTGAACTTGCCGGACACAGACACAGACGCATTGACCGATCCAGAGCGGGGTTCAAGCTCGTTTCGATCCCCGGTCATGGAGTTGTCCGCAAGCTGCTCTGCCTGGACAGAATACTCCGCATTAGTGAAAGGCAAAACCGTCCATGCCGGAGTTGCGTCAATCTCCCCGGCGGCGGCCTGTACGAGATAGGCCAACTGAGCATTGTTACCCAAACCTACCGTTACTAATCCTGTTGTTGCTGGCATAGTATCACCTCATCTTAAATTGTCATGTATGCCCGAAAAGTGACGGACATTGGTAAAACGTATTTGGTGTCTTCCCGCAGTGCCGGACCTATCTGCCCTGACCGGACCACCACGCGGGTGGTGTTTCCTGTATTGGTCAACGCTTGCCCCCGGTAAAAATACGGGCTGCGGAAAAACAATTTTGCGATCCCGTAAGCAGCTCCCCATCCGTTCATATTGGCAACGACATCCACTTGATAAATCAGCGGGCCGGCATTCGGGGCGTTCGGACCGAGATGATGCCCTGTAAACTGCCCTGGCAACATCCACTCCCTCAGATAGGTATCAGTGGACGGATCTCCTGGATTTCCTTCCCACTTGACAGCCAGGGATTGAGCGGTTGCGAAGGTGTTCAGCAAACCGGAAAGCAGTCCGTGTGCTTCATCGAGTCGGCTCATGCTGCCCCCAAATGCTGCACTATTTCTTCAAAACTGATGCGGAACATACCTTGTGGTGCTTGAATTTTAGAATGCCCATATTCCAGAGCCAAGATATACTCCAGATTATTGTAAATAAAAGCAGTGTCCCCAAGTTTGAACTGGGCAATTTGTCGACCCGCTGCTGCTATTGTTGCCGTTCCTGTGGGATCTACTTCCAAAGTCGATCCGGTAGGAAGATTGTTTATTGAAACATGGGTGTTTGCTTTTGCTCGACCAGTGTCTACCGGAGTACGCTGAACAATACGACCATGCATGTCAAAGATGATCTTCCGAATAATCTTCTCCGCATTATCCACGGCTTTCTGACCGAATTTCGCAAGATCAAGAGAAAAACTGCTCATTGTTTCCTCACATGGCATTTGTAAAGCACTGCCGTATCAGCAGGTTTCACCGCTTCAACCGCCAGGATCGTCCAGCCATCCAATACATCGTTCTGCTCAGGTTCCAGGCCATCGGCGGCAACCAGGGCCACTGAATCGCCCTGCTCAATGACAAACTTGTCTTTCCACTTCTGGGTGATCCCTACAAATACGGCTTTTACTG